CTCAATCTTAAAAAGTCTTTTGTACCTGATATTATTTTCATTGACTACCTCAATATTTGTTGTTCTTCTCGCATCAAAGCAGGAGCCAATGTCAACTCATATTCCTACGTTAAATCCATCGCCGAGGAGTTGCGAGGTCTTGCCGTTGAGTTCGGAGTACCTATTGTTTCTGCGACACAGACAACTAGAAGTGGATTTACTTCTTCCGATCCCGGACTTGAGGACACAAGTGAGTCTTTTGGTTTGCCGGCAACCGCAGACTTGATGTTTGCTTTAATTTCTTCCGAAGAACTGGAAGAACTTGGTCAGATTATGGTGAAGCAATTAAAGAATCGTTATAATGATCCAACACTATATAAAAGATTTACACTAGGTATTGATAGGTCTAAAATGAGATTGTATGATATTGAACAATCAGCGCAAGATGGTCTTGCTGATGCTGGTCATTCAAATATACCTGACAAACCATTGAACACATTTGGCATGCGTGAAAAGTCCAATAAAAAATTTACTGGATTTAAAGTATGAATAAGAGACAAATCAAAGAAGTGAGAATCAATTTTAATAAAAGTTGGGATCCTCAAAAATATGATGTTGTTTTAAAATATGATCCAGTATCAAATACTGGTTTTAGTATAGACATAGTTTCAGTTGATTCTGAACCAAAAATAACTAATTTTAGTGAAGCAAATGAAATATTAAAAAAATTTAAGAATGAAAGGAAAACATAATGAAAACTTTACTTGAAATTTATCATGAAGTAGGAACAGGTGTAGGATTTGGTGACAAAGGAACTACACACAATTATATACAAGAATATTATTCTAGAGCTTTTGAACCATATAGAAATACTAATAATGGTGTTTTAGAAATTGGTATTTATCATGGACATTCAATTAATATGTGGAGAAAATATTTTGAAAGTGCAAAAATATATGGAATGGATATTGTAAATAGAAATTCTGATTGTCCCAATTGTGAATTAATTTATGCTGATGCAACTTTACCTGAATCTTTTTCTAGTATTAGTAACTTAGATGTTATCATTGATGACGGATCTCATTATCCAGAACACATGATTAAATCATTTAATATATTATTTCCAAAATTAAATACTGGAGGAATATATGTTATTGAAGATGTTAATGGATCTCAGTTTGATAGTGGAATGTTCGATAAGTTACATCCAGATATGAAAGTGTATGATCTAAGAGATTTTTACAGTTTTGATAATATCATTATAGAAGTTATAAAAAAATAAATTATGAATTTAACTAGAGATGAAGCACTGTATTGTGCAAAAGCTTTCCATGATTATTTTAATGACATTGGAAGTATTGAGCAGTATATGCGAGATGAGAAACTAAAATCACTTGAAGGTTTAGAGACTTCATTGTTTCCACCAGAAGATGATTTGTTTTCTGATTTCTCAATGCACCCAAATGATATGGATATTGAAGTATGTGAAATACCAAATAACACTTGGGAAACACTATTGAGCATTACTTCATCTCATGTTAATAAAGCACCAGTCGGTAAAAATATACAACTGGCTGTTAAAGAAAAGAATACAGGAAAGATTCTAGGTTTCATTCGTTTGGGTTCACCAGTAATCTATATGAAACCAAGAAATGAAATGCTTGGACAGGTTTGGATTCAGAATCCTGATACGTCCAAACGATTCAATGAATCTACTATTATGGGATTTGTAATTGTACCAGCACAACCTTTTGGTTTTAATTATCTTGGTGGTAAACTTTTGGCTGCAATCTGTACTTCACATACAGTCAGAGAAATGGTAAACAAAAAATACAATTCAAATATTTGTTTGTTTGAAACTACTAGTTTGTATGGTACCGCTAAAACTGTATCACAATATGATGGTATGAAACCATATATACGTTTTAAAGGATTAACTGAATCAGATATGGTGCCGATGATGCACGGACCAAGATATATTGTATTAAAAGAATATGTGGAAAGTAGAGTTGGAGATTTGTTAGCTGGAGATACATCAACCACAAGCCGTAAGCTAAGGACTTTTAGTAAGATTATAGCTTTGACTAAAGCAGCACTTAAAGGTAGTACTGAAGCGGAGACATTCCATTTAACGATTGAGAACGCTAAAAGGTTGACAGAAAAGAAAAGATATTATGTTTCTGATTATGGATATAAAAATATGGTAGATTTTATGGCTTGTAAAACTGATACATTATTGCCTGGTGAAAATTATCATAAACATGAATTACAGAATATCGTTGAGTGGTGGAAAAATAAATCTATAAATAGATACGAAACCTTAAAAACTGAAGGTAAGTTAAGAAATGAACTTGAAGTTTGGACTTCAGGTAAACATATACAAATTATTAGATAATTGGAGTTTATTATGTCTGTTACTGTGATTATACCAACTACAGGTGCTCCCGAATTAAAAGATGCTGTTCAATCTGTACTTGAACAAACTTATGAAACAAAATGTTATGTTGTTGCTGATGGTGTACAAAACCATTCAAAAACAAGAATCATTACAGATGACTTTCTTTCCAGAAAAAATTTAGAAAGATGTTATTTACCTATCAATGTTGGTGCTAACGGATTTTATGGTCATAGAGTTTATGCAGCTTTTACACACCTAATCAATACTGAATATGTTTTATATTTGGATCAAGATTGTTGGTTTGAAAAAGACCATGTTGAAACTTGTATCAACACAATAAAAGAAAAAAATCTTGACTGGACATATTCACTTAGAAAAATATGTGATAAGAATGGTAATTACATTACTAATGATGACTGTGAATCACTTGGTAAGTGGCAGACTTATCATGGAATTAATCATATAGATACTAATTGTTATTGCCTTAAAACAGAAATTGCGATAAAATTAGCACAGGTATGGCACGGTGGTTACGGACAAGATAGAGTTTGGTTTTCGGCTCTTTCACAACATTTTCGTAATTTCGATTGCACAGGCAAATACACAGTGAATTATAAAGTAGATGGAAACCCAGGTTCTGTCAACGCAGAATTTTTTCATAATGGAAATAAAATAATGAAACAAAAATATAATGGTGAATTTCCGTGGAGAAAATAATTAACGATCACAATTGGTCAGAATTATCAAAATCTTTTCTATCTGCTAAACCATTTAATCATGTTGTAATAGATAATTTCTTTAAGACTGATGTGGCATTAAACATATTTAATGATATGCCAGGTTATGATGACAACACAGATGCAAGATATGATAATCTAATTGAGAAGAAAAGAACTATACAAAATTGGACCAAATTCTCTGGTAACATATATTCAGCTGCACATTATCTTTTTACAGAAGAATTCAATAATTGCCTTAAAGAATTAACACAACAAAAAGAACTTTGTCCCGACTATGGCCTGCATGGTGGTGGTATACACATGCACCAAGCAGGAGATTATTTGAATGTTCATTTAGATTATGATGTACATCCAAAAATGCAAATGAAACGTAAGTTGAATATTATTATCTACTTGACACCAAACTGGAAAGAAGAATGGGGTGGAAACTTAGGACTATGGTCACACAATGAAGAAACGAGTGAACCGAAAGAACTCATCACTTCAATTGTTCCATATTTTAATCGTGCAGCCATATTTGATACAACACAAAACTCATGGCATGGTGTAACAGAAGGAATCAATTCACCAGCTGGTGTTTATAGGAAAAGTCTTGCATTATATTATTTACTTCCTACTGAAGATATAAGTAATAGAAGACAAAAGGCCTTGTTCAAACCTAGAGAAGAACAAAAAGGCAATCAGGATGTTTTAGATTTAATTAAAGTGAGGTCTGGATTATGAAGAATTTGATTATTGGTGGTTTTACGGGATACAATTATAATCAACTTAAGCCTTGGGTTGAATCTATTGAAACTTGTGGTTTCAAAGGTCATAAAGTAATGATTGTTGATAATGCATCGGATGATACTTGTGCAGAACTTATACATCATGGTTTTGAGTTAGTTGCGATGCCAAGAATTAATGCACCAATTCATGTTGCAAGATTCTGGTCAATATATGATTATCTATATCGTACTCCAATATATGATATCGTTGTAACTACCGATGTTAAAGATGTTTATTTCCAAAGAGACCCATGTAAATGGATCAATGATAACATGGGTGATAGGTCTTTGGTGGCTGGTTCGGAATCTATTCGATACCAAGATGAACCATGGGGTAATGAAAACTTACTTCAAACTTATGGACAAGAAGTATATAATAGGTTCAAAGGCAACACCATTTTTAACGTAGGAACGATTGGTGGTAAATCTCATTATGTTAGAGATATGTGTTTCAATATATTCACCAATGCAATCAACAGGCCAATTCCTATCGTTGATCAAGCGGTCTATAATGTGTTACTGAACACACAACCTTATAAAGATAGTGTATTGTTTACCGACCAAGAAGATGGATGGGCAGTACAACTTGGTACTACTGGTGACCCATCAAAGATAAACCAATTCAGACCATTCTTAACTGAACCAGAACCTATCTTTGATTATGATAATAAAATTATTACAACAACAGATTATATACCACATTGCATCGTACATCAATATGACCGTGTTCCAAAATGGAAAAATTTGGTCATGGAAAAGTACAATCAAGAAGACCCGACTCAATTTTTTACATATAGGACACATTAAATGAATATAAAAATTTATCAGTCTTATTATGAAAATTCACAATTGAAAGATATACTTCCTGCATTTATACCTTTTAATGGTGTTGAGAATAAAGAATCTGAACTTTTACGTGAATACATCTTTTGGAAAGAAATTTATTCAAAAGAAGATGTAAAAGATAGTCATTGGGGTTTAGTGTCTTGGCGTTGGTTACAAAAGACAAAATTGGACGGTCAAGAATTTAAAGATTGGATAACTTCAAATCCTGGTTATGATGTTTATTTTATCGATCCTAATTTAGAGGTTTCAACGGAATGGAAAAATCTTTGGATACAAGGTGATAGATGGCATCCAGGAATGAAAAACTATTGTAATAAATTATTTGAAAAACTTGAATTAAATGAAACTGTTGATAGTTTAGTTTATGAAACTAAACACTTTTCTACATGTTCCTATTTTATTGGTAATGACACATTCTGGTCTGATTATTTTAAATTTGTTGATAATGTCATAGAAATAAGTAAGAATGATCCAGAATTAAATGATTATTTGTTGGTTAAAAGATTTCAGTATAATGGATTATCAATACCGCATTTTAGTTTTGTAATAGAAAGATTGTTTTCATTATATCTTTATATGAACAAAGATGTGAATGCTTTAAAGTTTCCAATAGAACATGAATGTTACAAAAAATTATTTGGCCATAATCACCAATACTTATTGAATTCTTATAAAAGAAAAACTGCCAATAACAACGAAGATGAATATTTCATCTATAGAACTTAAATTAAAAAAAAGGAGATAAAATGGATTTTGAAAAACAATTTCTTGAAGCTTGTGTAAAACCAAATGATATGAATGAACATTTGCCTTGGATTTCAGAAATCACGGCTCAATGCACACATGCTACTGAATTAGGTGTAGGTCGTGGTACAAGCACCAAAGGATTTTTAAGACATGATATTACTTTACACAGTTACGAAATGGATCCACAACCCGGTACTGTAGAATTTTTTGAAGAAGCCAAAAATTCTGGTCGAAACGCTACATTACATATTGCTGATACAAGAAAAGTTGAAATTGAACCTACAGAAGTTATGTTAGTTGACAGTCGCCACACATACGATCAAGTTAAAACTGAACTTGAGTTACACGCTAAAAATGTAAGTAAATATATATTTTTTCATGATACAGAAGCTTTTGCTTTAGTTGGCGAAGATAATGAAGAAGGCATTTGGTTAGCTATTGAAGAATTCTTACAATCACATCCTGAATGGCAGATTGTTGAAAGACGTACAAATTGTAGTGGTATGACATTAATAAAAAGAATTTGATTTTATATGAAAATTGCATTATGTCTTTCCGGTCAAGCTAGATCGTTTGAAAAGGGTTATGAATATTATAAGAAAAATCTATTGGATCATTATAATGTTGATGTATACATTCATACATGGAAATTCACAGAACAAAATGACTTAGTTGGATTGTATAAACCAAAAAATTGTGAATTTGAAACACCACCATTAGGTGATTTTGATAATAAGTATACCAATACACCAAATCCACAGAAACATCCTCCAAGATTCACATATAGGATGTTATATTCAATTTATCAATCGAGCCAATTGATACAAGGTAAATATGATTGGGTTATAAAGACTCGTACTGATTATGCTTTGAATGTTAAGATTCCATTTGAACAGTTAGACAATAAAAAATTGTATATACCTAACTGTCGTATGGTACCTGAACGAGACTTTGGTAATGACCAATTTGCTTTGGGTTCACAAGAAACGATGATAAAATATATGTCAACTTATATTAATCTTGATAAGTACTATCATGCTGGTGCACAGTTTATCGGTGAAAATATGTTACAAGCCAACTTACATGAACATGGATTGATTGGTGAAAACCTTGTATATGTTGATATGAATAATCCTTTTCCTCCAGGTCCACATAATGGTTCATGGCATTCCTTAATTCGTGATGATTATGAACAATGGAACAAATCGTAAAAGAACTTAAAGGACATTCTGGTTCTCGAATTTTTTTAATGGAAAATGAAAGAGGATTATTTGTTCGTAAAATAGATAATGTTGAAAGAAATAAAGAAAGGTTGACCGCATTGTATAGTGTTGGTTATGCTGTTCCTGTTATTTACAATCATTCGAATACACATATTGATATGCAATACGTACATGGTTTAGATATTAAAACATATTTGACTCATAATAACATTAATGATTTGTCAAAGTTCATTATTGCGACCTTTAAATCTTTTTCCGATCAATATGTAAAGACCAAAGACTTTACGGAAACTTACAAAAATAAGTTGGAGTGGATAGATTCAATTACAGAATTACCTTTCACCAAAGAAGAATTAATATTCAAAACACCTAAATTATTACCATCAACAATGTATCATGGTGACCTGACTTTAGAAAACATAATGCATTCGGATAGTGGATTCTACATGATTGATCCAGTGACAATCGAATATGATTCTTATATCTTTGACATAGCAAAGATGAGACAAGATTTGGAATGTAAATGGTTTTTACGTAATACGGATATTAAATTAGATACCAAGTTACAACAACTACAAGAAAATATTAAAGAAGTTTATCCTGAAGCATTTGATAATTGTTTTTTGATATTGATGTTATTGAGAGTGTTATCACATTGCCAAAAAGGTGATGATGATTATAAATTTTTATTGAAGAATATAAAGAGATTATGGGAGTGTTAAAATGAGAGTAATTGTACCTGCTGCTGGATTGTCAACTAGGTTTCCAGATATGAAACCAAAATATCTTCTTTATGATTATAAACATGAGTTGATGATTGCTAATGCTATAAGGCCATTCATACAGAATTCGTATAAAGTTGCAATTGGTATTTTAAAAGAACATGATGAAAAATATAATGCAGCTGAATTTATTAAACATGAGTTTGGAAATTCTGTTGATGTTGTTGTATTGAATGAACCAACAAAAGGTCCTGCTGATACAGTATATCAAATTGTTGAAAAGTTAGGTTTATATAAAGAACCAATTTTTATTAAAGATTGTGATAGTTTCTTTGACCATAATATTTCAGATGGAAACTATGTTTGTGTTTCTAAAATTTCACACCATGAAGTTTTGAAGAAGATTGCTTCAAAGAGTTTTACTGTATCCAATAATCAAGGCATAATTACCGACATTGTGGAAAAAGAAGTTGTGTCTGATACGTTCTGTGTTGGTGGTTATAAATTTTCATCTGCTCTTATGTACAAAGAGGCATTTAAACGTATCACTAACAACCGTGAAGTATTTGTTTCGGATGTGATTGGTGTTTGTATTGGTGATATGAATATCTTCAATGAAATGCCGGTTAGTAATTATACTGATGTTGGCACGGCACAAGATTGGTTTGAATATAACGATAAACCTGTCATTTTCTGTGACATTGATGGTACAATCATCATTAATCAAGGCCGAGTTGGTCCTAACAGTTATACAGACAAACCTATACCATTAGTTAAAAATATCAAAAGACTTTTGGAACTACAAGATAAAGGTGCTCAATTCGTCTTTACTACTGCTAGAATCAATGAACACAAGGCATTGACAAGAGATATGTTGTATGAATTGGGTTTCAAAAGTTTTGACTTGATTACTGGATTACAGAACTCAAGGCGTATTTTGATTAATGATTATAATGAAGCAAATCCGTTTCCAAGAGCAGAAGCAATCAATATCAAAAGAAACTCAGACAATCTAAGTGATTTTTTATGATACCTGATAAAAACCTATTCATCATAACCTCATCGTTGAAGCCAAACTCTGGCGCCTTTTCTGACGAACAAAGATTTTCACAGACTATTGCCACACTAAAGTCTGTTCGTAGTAAAGTACCTGAAGCAATTATTGTTTTTGCAGATGTGTCTTTACGTGAAGTATCTAATTTAGAACGTGAGACAATTTCTGGATTGTGTAATGCTTATATTGATTTATCTGAGCAGCCAGATGTTAGGAATTTATCAATCAATAATCAGAAAAGTACAGCAGAAAATGTTTTATTATTCTATACAATACATGCATTGAAACAAAATAATTTTCTAAAGAATGTCAAAAGAATTTTCAAATTCTCTGCCAGGTCGGAATTGGAAGAAAATTTTGATATAACCGAATATGACAATTTATTTGGTAAATATGTATTTAAGGAAGCAATTCCAACTTGGATGAATAATAGTACTCAAAAATTGTTTATTACTAGAATGTTTTCTTTGTGTTCATCTTTAGTGGACAATTACTTATCAGTAATACAAGAAAATATAACTATTACAAATCAAATAGATACGGAACATGCTCATTGGATTAATATACCAAAAAAGTACTTGGTTGAATTTGATAAAGTTCATTGTTGGGGTTGGTTAGCTGGTAGTGGACAAATTGAACATTACTGATAAATTTTAAAATGTTATAAATACTCCTACGTCAACCATAGTGTGTTGAATTTCTTATGGAGTATAATTAATGTTATCTTTTAGGTCGTTTTTAACGGAAGCTACATCGGTGGATGATGAGATGCTTGGTCATCTCACACACACGAAGGACTTGCCACACGAAGCTCCTCAACATGCTCATATGGCAATTGATTTACTTAAACAATTTCACAAAAAAAGATTGGGAAAGTCAAGCACTGTTGGAGCTTCCTTAAAAACTGATGGTGGTGCATCCGTTCATGTTATACATGATAATAAAGGTATTGGTGTTTCCGACAAACACAGGATGGCCAGAGGTGTTGTGGCCAGAACACCTGAAGAAGTTGACCATCATTTCGGACATCAACCGGAATATGCAAAATCACTAAAGCATTTATTGAAACATGGCCACGAATTCGTTAACAAAGGCCACCATGTACAAGGTGACTTGTTACATACACCAGAATCTCCAGGAACTAAATCTGGAGAACATACACATACCACTCCAAATAGAATTACTTACAAAGCAAAAACAAAAGCACCAATGGGAATAGCTGTTCATACAGAAGTCAGTCATGGTGTAGCCCACGCAGTATCAAAAGGTGCTTTGAAGAAAAGTAAAAATGTCTTTGTTCCGGAACATGAATACCATGCTCATCCTTCTACATATTCAAAAGATGATAAAGAGGCCACGGAACATCATATTAATGCCGCTGAAGCATTACTAAAAAATCATAAAACTCACCACCTTACACCAGAACATATTGACACTAAAAAAGGTGGTCATTTTACTACATACTTAAATAGAACAACAAGACGTGGAGAAACGGCTTCTATTGAAGGATATAAAAAACATTTGGATGACGAAGGTGAAAAAGCATCTTCAAAATTGAAAACTGAAGCTGGAAAAACAAAAGCTCGTACAAAATTTGATTCTCTTAAATCTCATGTTGATAAAAATTCTAGCCATTTCCAACGATCTTTAGATATTCGTCATCACCTAGGTCAGGCTACAGAACACGTTTTAAAGGGTGTTGAACATCCAGATATGCATACAAGTATAGACGGTAAAAAGTCTCAAGGTGAAGGAATTGTTCTCCAGAAGAAGGATAAATTAGGTAAGATGAGACCTGTTTCGAAACTGGTTCCTGTCAAAGTTTCAAATGCAATTCTTAATAATCCAAGATTTGCTAAAGATTAATAGTAAAAGGAAAATCATATGACTACAATACAAACTAGAATTTGGTTGGAAAGAGCCGGATTATTGGCTGAAGCCAAAAAAACAGAAAAAGAAAAAATGGAAGATTTTTTGCATTATTTGCGCCAAAGAGATTTAGAAGATCATGAAGAAGAACATCCTGATGATGTTGAAGATGATGAAGATGATGAAGAAATTTCGAAAAATCTAGAAGAAGCCGCAAAGCCTAAAGAACCTAAGCCACCAAAAGAAAAAGAATTTACATCTAATGATAAAGGTGTTTTACATGAATTGTTGGTGGGAAAACATCTCTTAGGCAAACATATGAATTTGCATAAAGATAAACAAGGTGATTCTCCTAAACAGGCTCATGATAAAATTAAAGCTGCTTTGTTTAAAAAACATGGTAATCATGACGAATATAACAGATTAAATGCAAAAGCAAAAAGCGCAGCTGAAGACCTTAGAAAACATGCTGAAAAGAATGGCCATCAAATTCATGATGTACATTGGACTTCAAAACCAGGAGACATAGAAAAATCAACAGGCATTAAAGCTTCACAAAAAGAAGACGCCTCAGATATTGTAATACACACAAAACATCCAAAAACTGGAAAGAAAAGATATATTGGTGCGAGTTTAAAAGTAACAGATGGAAAAAGTGAACACATTACAGCATCTAATCCAGGTATGGAAGCAACATATGGAGCTCATCATATAATTGACAAACACAGAGAAGAACTTCAAAATGCACATCCGCAGTTGAAGGGAGTAAAATCTCCAGAAAAAAGAAAAGAAATGATGAATTCTGATCCTAAAATGAAAGCGGATATAGTTAAAAGAAACCGTAAAGCTGTAGTAGATGTTGTTAAACATATGCATAAACATTTATCATCAGTTCCAAAATCAGAATTAATACATCATATAAAAACTCATGTCTTGCAAGCAAATAAAACACCATTACAACATAATGGCCATGAACATATAAGACATACAACTTATCAATCAAGTAATAAAACTGGTAATAAAACTTTACATAGCTCAGTAAATCCAAGTGAACATTGGAATCATTTATTGGATGATCATGAAAATGTCACAGTTCATCACGATGGAAAAAGTGGAACTTTAAAGTTTCAGCATAATGGAAAAACTTTTGCACAACACAGAATGCGTGTTTCATCCAGTAGTGATCCATTGACAAGTTTCAAAGGTGACGGAAAAGCCGTTTAAAAATATGAAGTCATTTTTAGATATACTACAAGAGGAAAAAAGTGGAGAAGTGCACCACGTTTTTACCTTTGGTAGAATGAATCCGCCTACAACCGGACATTTGAAGTTAATTGACAAAGTTAAAGAAGTTGCTGCAAAACATAATGCTGGTCATACAGTTGTCACATCTCATTCACAAAACGCAAAGAAGAATCCTTTATCTGCTGCACAGAAAGTAAAACATCTAAAGAGATATTCTCCTGGTACAAACTTTCATGCATCATCAAAAGAACATCCAACATTCCTACATCATGCAGCTGAATTACACAAAAAAGGTGTAACACATCTTCATATGGTGGTTGGTTCTGACCGAACACATGAGATGAAAGCAAAGTTACATCAATATAACGGAACACATGAAGGTGCTTTGTATAATTTCAAAAAAATAACTGTACATTCTGCTGGAGAACGTGATCCTGATGCAGAGGGAACAGAAGGTATGTCTGGTACCAAGATGCGTGAACACGCCAAAAATAAAGATATTAAAAACTTTAAAAAAGGTGTTCCAGGTCATGTTTCAGATTCACATGCAAAAGAATTGATGCATGATACTAGAAAAGGCATGGGTTTAGACGAATCTGTTAACAATATGTTCAAAGCAATATTTGTTACTGGTGGTCCAGGTTCTGGAAAAGACATTATTATTCGTGAAGCAATTACAAATCCAAACATAGTTGAATTAAATTCCACACAAGCATTTGATTATTTGATGGACAAACAAAAATTATCAGAAAAAACAAATGATTATCGTAGAGAAGCAATTAGAAATCGTGGTCCTTTAATCATCAATGGTCCAGCCGATCATCATATAAAATTCATCACAATCAAAGAAGAACTAGAAGAACTTGGTTATATGACAACAATGGTATTTGTTGATACCACAAATGAAGTCAGTAAACAAAGAAATCAGAAGTTATCTAAGATGATATCTGAATCTATTAGGATGGAAAAATGGAAACTGGCACAAACCAGTAAAGAATCTTATATACAAAACTTTGATAATTTTATAGATTTTGACAATAGTGATTCTTTTATTAATGAAGATTCTATAACAGAAGTATATCAAAAACTAAATACATTCATTAGATGTAAAAACTATAATGAAGAATCTATCAATTGGTTGAGAAATCAAGGTAAAATAGATATTAATAATTATATCGACTCTTTGTTTAAGGAAAATGAAAATGATAAGAAAATTTTTAAAATTATTGAAAATTACAAAGCCAGAAAATCAAGTGCAGGAACCTATAAGCCAACCGCAGGTGGCCAAAGAGCCGATGGTCCAGACGATATCACCCCCGATAACAGAGCCGGTGATCCAAACTCCGGAGATATCAACTGGGACAGAAACAAAAAAAGAGGAAGTTACACCTTCAGAACCTACAGTGAAGACAGAGGAAGTGGTAACCCCAAAATCAAAGTCAACCCGCTCCCGCAAGAGCCCAACTTCTCCAAAGACAAAGAAAAAAGTATCTTAAAAAAGAGAAGATACTCAGACTCTCCAACAGTTAACCAGAGATTAAGAAATATAACTGGAGTTGGACCGGAATTCGATACACGCCAACAGGGAACAGTATACCCTATGTCTGGTCTAGGCGATGTAACATATAGAGAACAAGTAGACTTTAGAAAATTTAGAAAAGAAGCGATAGATGATCCAGGAGCCAGTGATATGGGTGTTGGTGGAGTACTTGGCGGATCATCTAATAAAGAACCTTCAACAAGTTACAAAGACCAAGATAGACAAGTAAATGTCGGAATAAAAATTAAGAAAAGAAATGTTAAAATTTAAACAATTTATAAACGAAAGGTGCTGGCCTGGTTATAAATCAGTTTCTAGTAAAAAACCATATTCTAAAGGTTCTTGTGTTAAAGAAGATTCAGAAGAAAATGTTGATGAAGATTTAAGACAGTGGTTTAAACAAAAATGGGTTCGTATGGACACCAAAGGCAATATTAAAGGTGATTGTGCAAGAGAAAAAGGTGAAGGCAAACCAAAATGTTTACCTCAGTCAAAAGCACAATCTTTAGGCAAAGAGGGCAGAGCAAAAGCAGCAAGAAGAAAACGCCGTGAGGATCCAAATCCAGAACGCCGTGGTAAAGCAATAAATGTTAGGACAAAATAAATGAAAACTTTTAATCAATTCTTAAATGAAACAGAAACATTAGAAGAAAAAAACAAGCCTACACAACCAGAAAAGTGGGCTCGTGCTAAGGCTGCAGCAAAGTCTAAATTCGCTGTTTATCCTTCTGCTTATGCTAATGCTTGGGCATCCAAAAAATATAAATCAATGGGTGGTGGTTGGAGAAGCACTAAAGAAGAACTTGAACAAGAAGAAATCAGTAAACCTGAAGTAGAAAAATTTCATAAGAAATTAGATACTCTTGTTCATTCTACTTTTGGCAAAAGACCAGATGAAAAAAAGAAAATGAAAGAAGAAGTTGAATTCTATGAAGAATATGATGCAGAAGAATTGTTTGATATTCTTGAAGAAATAGTTGATGGTATTGCTGAGGAAAACAACATTGATCCAGATATTCTTTGGGAAAACCTTGAAGATGTTTCAGATGAAGAACTATATGAAACTGCTGCTTGGCGTAGAAAAGAAGGAAAGAATCCTACTGGTGGTTTGAATCGTAAAGGTATCATGTCTTATCGTAGAGAAAATCCAGGTTCTAAATTGAGTATGGCCGTTACTGGCAAAGTAAAACCTGGAAGTAAAGCTGCTAAACGTAGAAAATCATTTTGTGCCAGAATGGGTGGCATGAAAGGACCAATGAAGAAACCAAATGGTAAACCAACAAGAAAAGCACTAGCATTACGCAAGTGGAAATGCAGATAATAATAGGAGAACAACAATGTTTGCAAAAGATAAAGTAAGTAAATCAATAATTGATGCTGTTAATTCAGTTATTAATGAAGATGAGAAAAAACGTATGCTTCTAGAACCAGAAATAGATGAAACTGGTTTTCATAAAGCTGCTCACGCTGCTAAAAAGGCAAGCCAAACACACTTTGAATTTCAAGGTAAAAAGTATCCAGTAACTGCAAAGTCACAAAAAGAAGAATCATCAAAAATGGAAAGAGTGCTCTCCGATAATGGTATGGGTGGTATAGTTAAAACAGAGAAGCCAATTCTTCCTAAAGACTCATTTAAAAAGAAACTAAAAGAATCTTTGACAAAAACAAAAGAAAGAGATTTTAGTGATTTCATGGTAAACGAAAAAGAAATGTCACCAGGTCAAATGAAAAAGCGTGAAGATATTGTTATGTCTATGAAAGACAAGACTTCTTACTTTAAGAAAAAGTATGGTAAAGATTGGAAAAATGTAATGTATGCTACAGCTACAAAACAAGCTATGGCTAAAGAAGAAGTTGAATTATCTGAAAAGAATGAATCACATACTCATGCTGCTCATTATGAGAACGATAAAGGTGAATGGACAGGTATGAACTTGTTAGTTGCTAAAAATGATCAAGATGCAATTAAACAAGCACACGAAAAATGTAAAGAAGGTTGCCGATTATCACGTGTAGAACGTCATATTCCTGTAAAAGAAGAAGTTGATCAGATTGATGAATTAAAAAAATCAACTTTGGCTTCTTATGCAAAAAAAGCAGGAGATGAGTCATCTTATTATTCTTTTGCTGCAGGTAGTCGTTCAGCAAAAGATCCGCAAAGATTAGTATCCGATAAACTTGCAATGAAAAGACAATCAGGTGTTAATAAAGCAATTGACCGTTTAGCTAAAGAAGAAGTTGAGCTAGATGAAGAAGGAATGAAAGACGCTTTGAAGAAACTTGGTAAAAAGACTTTCAAAGCATTGACTGGTGGTTCTGATGTTGACCAACGTAAAGATTTGCAACGTAAGATGGGTTTGCCACAAACTGGCAAGAAACCAGTTCAAAAAGAAGAAGCGCTTGATATGAAAACTCTTACTCTTGATACATTAAAAGGAAGAGAAAAATTACCAAAAGGCAAAACTCATGACAACGAACATACAGCAGCCAAAGTAAAGCTTAAAGCAGAAGGTTGGGATGATATGTTGAAGTCTGTTGCTGATCGTCACAAACCACAACCATCTGGTGGTTCTGGTGTAAAACAAGGTTCACGTTATGGTGGTTCTAAACAAAAAGAAAAGCCAGAACAAGAAGAACCAAAAGAAAAGATGAAAGAATCAATTGAAGATACTTTACATCCAGCAGGTGCTGCTTTATTGAAACATATTAAACCGCAACACCATAACTTATATAAACCACATCTTACTAAAGACACATTTAATGGAAGTTATAAGGACCGTACTGATGTACTTAATGCTGCTAAAAGTGCTGGTCATTTGAAAGAGGAGCCAGTAAAAGAAGGAAAAGATCCATCAATGGACGCTGGTGTTGGTTCACCTCCAAATTTTGTAACTGATGAAAGTAAACCACTAAAAGTTGCAAAAGAATTAGCTCGTAACACTATGAAAAAAATTAAAACTGAAATGTTGGGTAAAATTTCTAATTAAGGTATAAAATGAGTAATAGAACTAAAATTTTAAAATCGATTATGAAGAAAAGTGTCTCTGAAAAACCAACATTTGGCACAAATCCTCTTGATCCATGGTCAGCAAAAGCAAACCTTGCTGAAGATGCTATTTTGGACAGATATTTAAAATCTGTTGGTGTGAATCCAGAATTTGCACCAAAAAACACAAAAGTTGCTCATTCTAAAACTGAAAAGTTTAAAAAATGGAAAAGAGACCATATGTACGAAACTACATTATGGGAAGAAGATGAAGAAGAATTTAAAGTTTTTGATTACAAACCAAGATATTTTTATGTGTGTCCAACCGCAACAGAACTTTATACTGGCATTGAAGATAAAATAGAAGAAGATTCTTATGAGTTAGTAGAGGGCATGGCCAAGTTACAAGATGTCCTTTTCTTTATTGAAAAACATCTAAAAGAGAAAAAAGGAAGTCCAAAAGAAGATGATTTAGGATA